GACCAGAAGGTCAACTGTTCCAAGATCCCACTCCTTATAGTTAGTCATATCACCAAGGTTTTTGACGGCTGGATAATGATGCGCCAGCACAGCCGATGGAAATGGCTCAATTTCTGAAAATCCAACAGGCTGCCACCCCAACGGATGCCAAGCAACCGTTGCAGCTTCAATACCTGAACACACAGAAACGTATTTCATTTGACCCCGATTAGCTTCAACGCATCCTCGACTGATTCCACAACCCCCAGCGGCCCACCGTTCCAGTTGTGATGCCAAATCACCTGCGCTGGGTTTAGCTTTTTGGCCGATGGCGGCGCTTTACCGTCTTTGACCTCGACCAGAAATGTCTGTTTCCTGAATCCCACAAGCAAATCCGGTACGCCCGAACCCACCGCAGCCAGCGATTGAACCGTCGCACCAACCGCCCGAAGCGCCTGAACGATGTCATCATGGTTTTTGTCTGTTCTTGCTGCTCTGCGCATTCATATCTTCAATTAAAGTTTGAACTGCCTTTTGCCCTCGTTTAGCGGCAATCAGGCGCTTTGTATCTTCCCACCACTTTGCAGCTTCTTTCGCGCCATGCTCTTTGCGGTGCGCCTTGTACCGTTTGATCCACTCACGCGCTTCGCATTCCCGCCGCCATTCTTCATCGCTCTGGGTCATCAAAAATTAGCAACCCAACAATTGCGCCGATCAAAATAGCCAGCCCAGCGCCGATCAGACCACCGGCCACGATTAAGATCACACTAGCTACGAACGCGCTGGTCATTAGCTTGTTCAATTAATAATTTAATTTCAGCAATCGACATTCCAAACTTTTCGTGCATTTCGATAATCAACGCCGCTGAAACACCGCAGGTTCCATGCCGAAATTTTGAAATCATTGAAGGTGCGCAACCAATTTCACGCGCCAACTCGTAATCGTTTACGCAATGCAATCGATCTTTTAAAAAATCAAGCAGCGCGTGTGGTGGAATTGGGTTTTTTCTCATAGCTCCTCTCAAGTCGGTGCGTTCAGCGCTGCCCTAGCCATCGACACTTGCACCGGCAAAAGCGTTTTGTCGCCCCTCTGGTGCCGTTCCATAATTCGCTTTGCCCAACGCTTGTGGTCAATCTGGCTTGACTCTACATTAAGCGCTTGCAGCTTTGCAACATATTTTTCTGCAACTTCTTTCGAAACTTTCGCCACAGGCAACGCGACCACAGGCTTTGGTATTTCGTGCCATTGCGATTTTTCTAACTCATCGCCAAGTGCGCTTTCCCATCGACCTTTAATTTGCGAATAAGTTGCGTTTTTCATATCAAACGCACCAACGCGCACAGCAGCCCAAAATATCGCCGGATGACTCCATGTACCAACCTCGCCCCGATCTCGCGCCAGAAGCCCGTTTATGGCCTCTGTGAAGGCTTTTTGCGGGTCGATCTTTGGGCGGCACAGCGCAACGAACTGCGGCAGGCTCGGCGGCCATTCCAATGTCATCAAGGCTTGTGCGCCTTTGGTAACTTCATCGCGGGTCAGCTTGCCCAGCTCGTCGGCCCACAGTTTCTTAACTTCGACAGGATCAGCACCGCGCCACATATCGGCAAATTTGCTGCCGTAAAGCGCAGCCATGCGGTCAAATAGCTTTTCAATCCAAGCGGTCGGCAACGGTTCAAATGTCGATAATTGTCTGGTCATGGCTTTTTCTCCCGGTTAAGGCTTCGATGGTTTCGCGGCGGCTGCGGTCTTTGGCGCTTTCGTACGTTCGCGGCTGGTCTTTGATCCAACTGGCCTTCAATCCCTGACTACCGCGCAGGCACCATTCTCGTAAAAATTGCTCAAGCGTCCAGCCCAACTTCGCGGCTTCATCCCTTGCACCTTCGATAACGGTTTCAGAAACGGTGGTGTTTTTGCGTTTACGCAAAGCAACCCAATCATCCCAAACCGATTCAGCAACATCGGTCGGTCGCGCCGCAGGCGCGTTTTGCTTTTGTTTTTTATCTTTTGAAGATGAAGATGAAGATGAAGATGAAGGGGTTGGAATTTGCTTATCCTCAATTTCAACCTTGTGGTTAACATCAAGGTTAACCTTCAACGCAGGATTCCCACCCAATTTGCCGCCCTCTGCGCGTTTTTGCCGCAATTTTTCGTCACGAATCATGCGCCTTGAACATATTGCGCCATCGTCAACATCAAAGACGTTTGCTTCGCGCAACTCGCCTAACCAGCGTTCCACTACCTCAAGCGGTTCGCCTACCATTCGAGCAAGGTTGGCAGCAAGGATAACCTTCTCGCCAACCTTAAGATAACCATACGGATTACCTTCGTGCATATAGCAGATCATATCGATCCAAAGACCGCGAGCGCCAGTTGAGCAAGACCGCAGCGCGGTATCGCGTAGCCAATCGGCAGGATAAAACTGGAAAGATGGGCGCTTCATGACTTGACCATCCCGTCAGCCCATTTAAAAACCATATCGTCGTTCAAATCCTCAACCATTTTGGCAATTTCCCACGCCATCGCTGGCGTGAGAACAACGCTTACATCTTTGCCAAATTCAATACTTCGTTGCGTAATTACTAAACATCCAGCATCGCTTATGTAGGCTTCGCAACCTTCCATGCTTTGAAATTTAATCATCGCTTTTTCCAATAAAAAAAGCCCTAGGCGAGACTCTCATCCGGTTGGATGTTGGCGGACTGGTGGGTACCAGCAGAGTCCCGGCTAGGGCTTACCCAAACACGCCGCCAAGCGTGTGCAAATCATAACGCGAGCATCACGACCGCGCAACAAACCACTTAGGCCGCAACACTTGTAGCTGCCACAGTCTAGCCTGCGGCAAGTTTTCACCCCATTGGCTAATTGCCTGTCTTGTAACACCTAGCAATTTGGCAAGCTCTGTGGCGCTGCCAGCTAGGGAAATCGCGGTTTTAGTGTCCATGCGCGGATTGTAAGCTAGATTAAATTATTTTGCAAAGGTAGCTTGACAGGCTTGTAAAGGTGGCTTAATATCTGCCCATGCCGTTAACCAACGGTCTTTAAGGAGAACAAAATGATTACTGACAAAACTATCCGCACCGAAACTCAATGGCTCAAGATCACCCGCGATAACAAGGCTAAGACATTTACTTTTGCTCGCGGCTACAGCGGCAATTATCAAGCCCACGAAATTGAAACGCTGTCGTTTAAGTGGGTTGCAAACTGGAAAGAAGCCGTAGAACGCGCTGAAACAAAAATTGCCACTTTTGCTTGAAAGGCTGCCATGTACACAGTTGAATACTACGACGACGAAGATATGCGGCCATGCTGGTGCGTGGTCGAGTGGACTACCAACGCAACCCAGCGCGTTGGCAAAACCATCGAACGGTGCGACAACCCGACAGAAGCCGAATCCATCGTCCACGCATTAATGTTAATTGACCGCTTGACTACTGCGTAAAGCCAGCTTACTATCTGTCTATGCCCTCGCGGGTCTTTTTAGGAGCTTTTATGTTTATCGACTTCGTTATTCTTCCCTCAGAATTCCACGACACCACGATTAGATTTATGTGCGAAACCGAAGCGGCCCAGCGTCGTTTCGATGGCGCAACTGTGGTCATCGTGCGCAAATCCACAGCTCCGGCGATGGCCGAGAAGCTCGAATCCGAAGGCTTCGTGGTGAAAACAGCATGAACCGCGAACCTTCCGACCTCATCCTAGCTTTGGCGGCAGTCTGTATCGCCGCCGTTTTGTATCCATTGCTGTGGGTAGCGATGGCTATTTTTTAATGCCCTCTGGGTCTATGAAAGGAACTATGAATCTAATACTCATCATCGCAGCGGCCATCTTCGCGGCCAGCGTGTACGTCGTTTATACGCTCGGCGAATCGACTGAATCGACGTTGCCGGTTCCCGGCAGCAGGCCACAAATATTCGCCTGACTATGGATCAGGCTTATTACGAAACAGTTGCCCGTCAACAAGAATACGAGGAAACCATAATGAACGTTTACAAAGCGATCAACGCAGTACAAGCCGATTTAGCCACCGTCGGCATCACTAAAGACCGGCGCAACCAGCAAGGTTCCGGCTACAACTTTCGCGGCATTGACGATGTTTACAACACCATCGCCCCGCTATTGGCAAAGCATGGTTTGTGCATTTTGCCGCGCGTTCTCAGCCGCGAAGTAACTGAACGTGTTAGCCAAAAAGGTGGCGCTTTGTTTTATGTCACAGTTGAAGTTGAATTTGACTTTGTGGCCGCTGAAGATGGCTCCAAGCATATTGTCAAGACTTTTGGCGAAGCGATGGATAGCGGCGACAAAGCCACCAACAAGGCTATGTCGGCGGCTTATAAATACGCTTGTTTTCAAGCGTTCAGCATTCCAACCGAAGCCGATAATGATGCCGATTCCAGCACTCATTCTGTAGCGGTGGTGGACATTACCGACCACTTGTCAGCCATTGAAGCGACCGCCAGCAGCGATGAATTGGCGGCGGTATTTAAAGCAGCAGTCGAGGCTTGCGGCAATAACCAGCATTTATTGGCGCAAGTAATCGCAGCAAAAAAGGCCCGTGTTGATCGCGTTAGAAAGGAAAAAGAAAATGAAAAACTTTGAAATTAAAGCCCTCGAAAAAGAACACAACGAAACTGTCGAAAAAGGCCGTCAGTTATGGGAACAAATCACGCCGATGGCTAATCGCTGCAATGAAATTCTAAAAATCTTGCGCGACAACAAAGTCGAATTTGATGAAATTGCCTTGATTTTTGGCGGCGAATTGGACGTTGAAACCGCAGGCAAAGATGAGGACGATTATTAATGGATAACTTAGAACAACGCACAGAAGATTGGTTCGCTATCCGGCTAGGCAAAGCGACCGCCAGCAACGTACACAAAGTCTTAGCCAAAACCAAGACCGGATACGGCGCTGACCGTGCAAATTACATGACACAGCTTGTGCTGGAACGTGTGACCGGCACCAAAGCAGAAGGCTATACCAACGCCGAAATGCAATGGGGCATCAATCAGGAACCCTTTGCACGAGCCGCATACGAAGCCGCCAGAAGCGTTTTGGTGGATGAAGTGGGTTTCCTACAGCATCCGACCATTGAAATGTCTGGTGCCTCGCCTGATGGCTTAGTGGGCAACGATGGCATGGTCGAGATTAAATGCCCAAGTTCCAAGACCGCGCTGGAATGCTGGCTGGCCGCTGATCCGGTCGAATCCAAGTATTTCGCCCAAATGCAATGGCAAATGGCCTGCGCTGGCAGGATTTGGTGCGACTACGTTGTGTTCGACCCACGGATGCCTGCCAAAGCGCAGTTGTTCGTTTACCGGGTTATGCGCGATGACCAATGGATCAAAGCCACCGAAGTTGAAGTCAAAAAGTTTTTGGCAGAAGTCGATGCCAAAGTTGAAGCGCTACGCAAAATTATTGGAGAATAAAATGTCAAAAGTTCTTAAAGAAATTAGCTGCATCGTCGGCACCTACACCAACGCACAAAACCAGCAGAAAAACCGCTACCAGCGGATCGGCTCGGTCATTGCCACCAAAAACGGCGAAATGTTGAAGCTCGACGTTATCCCGCTAAAAGATGGCGGCTGGGATGGCTGGGCCTACATCAACGACCCGAAGCCACGCGAAGGTGGCCTGACGGTGCCACAGCGCCAGCCGGTCGATTTCGATGATGACATCCCGGATTTTAACTAATGAACGCCGCGACCCTTGAAAAGTCTGACCGGCTTCAGCGCGTGTACAAACTGCTGCAACAGGGTGGTGAGTACACGACGCTGGATATTATCCAACGCGCTAGTGTGTGCGCAGTCAACAGCATCATTAGCGAACTACGGCAGCATGGCTACCAGATAACCTGCCAGCGCCGTGCAAACAAGTGGTTTTACCGCTTGCTCAAGTAGTACCGATGGCGGCTATGATGCGGTTGTAAAGTGCCTGACGCGCTTCCAGCCCTATATAGCCGCCATTAATTTTTTTCGTCATGCCCTTAATGTCCTCGGCATCGGCAAAAGGTGACAAGTTATTTGTTTTCCAGAACCAGCCAGCCGACCGCGCTGCGAACATAGGTTCTAGCAGCAGATCAGGATTGCCGACCAAATCAACGCCCAGCGCATCGCCGCAGCGTTTATAGTTGTCCTTGCCAGTTAATTGTTTGGCACCCCTGCCCCGGAATTTCCACCCCTCGCCCGACTGCGCTGGCCCGTTACCCATCCGACCGCTGTACACCAGATTCGCAATCTGCTCTGGCTTACCGGCAATCGACAGCGCCAGCTTAGTCGGTATTAGCGCACCCTTATCGCCGCGCTTTGGTTTCTTATCCGGCCCTAGCTCGGCAAAGCGCGAAGGCCAGCAGGCCGCAAGCGTCGCCGCCTTGTAGTTCAGATTTTCGGTCAGCATGGTGTAGCCGCCCGATTCGTGCGAAGTCTGCGCCAAAAATGCCGCGACCCGCTGCGGCGTGTTGATTTCAAACTCGACGCACGTTTCAATAATCGGTTGCAGCCATTTTTCTGGGTCTTTTATCTTGGCAGCAACCAGCAATGGGCTGGATGGTGTCATTTAACGTCTTTCATTTTTTTGTCGGTATCTTCTTGGCTTTTGTTTGATGAACCGTACCAGAATCGAATCAGGCTGTTGATAGCCGTGCCGATCAAAAAACCCAAAATAATATTGATAAAGTCGCGGTTCTTGTTTTCCACCGGCATGAAAGAAACCATAAAAAAATACAAGAACGACACGATAGTGATGAACCAGCCATATAGGTACACATGGCGGCGAACCAACGGGTCAGGCGAATTCAGCGCAGCCATTTGCATATCAGTCGCCCGTTGGGTGGATTTCTCATCCAGCTCGGCCATAAACTCCGCATGGCGGTTTGCTTCTTCTTGCAGCTTGGCGTTGTACTCTGGCGTGGCTTCACCCTCTGGCTTTAGTTCCATGCCCAGTTTGTCTTGTACAGCGTCGATCCCTTTTTCAATGACCTGATCTGCAACCTTGTGCATCCCGTTGTTAATCAGATTTGACACAATGCCAGCAACAATCGGCAACATATCATTCCCCTCGCATCATCATTAACATTTGCGCCCGAAGCTCGCGCATTTTTTTAATTTCCTGAACCGCAGCACCCGTGGCATTGTTCATGTCCATGTACATTATCCCTAACAGCGGAAGCACCAAAACAAACGTCAACGCCATTATTGCGATACATAAAACGACAACGAGCGAAACGTCTGACTCATTCTTATTAGAATTATTAGACCCCACATCCACGCGATTATGAACATTACTGCCCCAACCCATGCCGCCATCGCTTTTGCTCGGTTTATTGCCCTTTTGCGTTGCCATAGCACAATCTGTGTTTTACGCAGCTCCTCCGCTAACGCTTCGCTTTGCTCCTGTACTATCTGTTGCCACATCTTTTCGAAGCGCGTCCAAACATCTGATAATTCACTTGGGGTGTTATAAACCATTAATTCCCTAACATCCACCAGCGCCGCATCCAACTGCGTTCTAATTTGTATGCGCCTCAACGCCCTACGCGCTATTGATTCTGATCCCCGGTACACTTTTTTTGCGTTAGCTTCTTCCTCAATAAACGCTTTAGACAGCCTGTCATACTCATCAACAAACGTGCCTAAGTGATCCCAAATACTGTTTAACGCATCCTGCGGTGGCGTTTCTGCCAATCTCTGCACACGTTTTATTTCTTCGTTAAATTGCTTGGTCTGCTCTTTTGTCGGCTCTACAATCTTGTGGTACTGCTCTCTTAGGTCTTTCAATACACCGCTAACATCGCCTGCGGTGGATTTCAAATCTTTGTAAAACTTTACTCCGGCCTTTGCTAAATCGATGGCTGTCGTTGCTGCCTTAAAACAAGCGGCAATGGTGATCGGATCAATTTTGGATCACTTATGCAATACGTTAGCCACATAGCCCACAACGCTAGAAATTGCAGACACAACGGCCATGCCCATCCAAAACCCGCCGCGCCCTTGATTGGCTAAAGCAACCAAGTGTTCCAGCTGGTTTTCCATTTTGTCCATTTTCTTGTCCATTACGTCAAACCGGCGCTCGTAGTCCTGAACCTTTTGCCACAACACACCGTATTTAACTGGATCGATTTTGTCCTCATTCATTTTTGCCTCGAATTATTCCTGCGCCGGGTTCCACCATTTCCCTTAGTTGAGTTTGTCTTTTTCTACCAGCGAGAAATTGTTTTCCTTGACCAACCACTCTTATTCCAGTTGTAACAACAGTCGGCGCTCCTATTGCTGTACCAGCTAACTCTGCTGCGCCAACGCCTAATTGTCGCATTACATTGGCTGATTCACTAACGTTTGCACCGCTTCCCGGTTTAACGTGTTCCGTCCATGATGCAACTTCCCCAAGATCTCTTAAATCTTGCAAAGCTGGATCATTAGCAAAAATTCTATCTAATTTCTTTTGCAGCGCAGCCATTCGTTTGTTATACCCAGCTTGACCAAAATAATCACCGCTGCGCAAACTTTTTTCTCGCAGATGTTCTACAGTTCCAGCACGCAACGCTTGCAAGGCTTCAGGCAAATCATTCAATTCTGAAATTAATCTTGCAACGTTAGCAGTAGCAGCTTGTTGAGTATCAGCATAAACAAATTTATCTAAAAATTTATCAGCAGCAACGGATTCCAAACCTTTAGCAATATCATCCAAATCACGCGAATCACCAACTGCCGCTTTGTATGCGGGGTTCTTTTTAAGAATATCAAAACGCTCTTTAGCAGCATCCCTCGCTTGATCTGCTAATTTTTTAATTTCCGCATTTGATGTTGACAACGGCATATTTTCCAATTGATCGCGAATAATACCGGCAGCCAAACGCCTGTTTCCGTCTTTGCTATTTCTAATTTCTTCTGCTGCAATAGTTCTCAAATTTTCAAATTCTTCAAATGTCATACTGCCACGCTGCACAGCTTCCTCAATAGTCCCCATCAATTCTGCTGGCGCATAACGTGAACGCATTTTCTTTCGCAGTTCTTTGTTAATGTTTGTCAGCAAACTTTGAGTATCTATTGGCAACGATCCAGCATTAGCTTCTTCCAGTTGTTTGTACAAATTGGAAATGTTTTGTTTGCGTACCGCATCTTTTTCTAAAATTGCATCAATAATTTTTTGTCCAAGATCAACTTTATTTGACGTATAAACATCTGGCGCAGTTCTTTCTTTGATGTCATCTAATCCTTTAAATAATCTTCCGCTTCTTACATCAAATCGACTTTGAAGTTCTGGCGATTCTTTTTTAGCATTAAACTCATCACCCAACAAAGATCGGTTTTGTTTTGCTTCGCCTAGAGTCAATTCAATATCAAATTTGTGCGCTTTAGCGCGGCGTTCTGCTGCTTCCAAATCAACTTTTTTAGGATCAGCAGACAGCAATTTTTGAGCTTCTTGCATAGGCAATCTTTGAGCAATTTCATTAATGCGACTTTTTATGTCAGCTTTGGCAGCGCCCACGCCAGCCATGCCCTGCCTTTCAGCAAATTGCGCTTGTGCTTCTGCTTCTGATAACTTTGGCCTAGCCTGCTGCGCTCTAAATTCTTCTAAAGTAATTCGAGGTTTTTGTAATACAGGCTCAATTCTTGCCGCTGTAGATACTGGTGGTTTAACACCTAGTTTTTCAGCAGTAACCGCAGCCGATGGCCGCAATATTGGAGCGCCAGTTAAACCCTCTAATTTACTCGCTTCTAATGCGCTGGTTAAACCGCCCAAAATTTCTTGAGATACAGGCGAACGTGGCTCATAGCCGCCGTATTTGCCGGTGGCCTGTTGATACACCAATCCCGGCAGCGCGGTCGCAACTGCCAATGGCACCTCAAGCAATGGCGCACCATATTTTTGCAACGCTGACGCTTGCTCAATTTCTTTTGCCCTAGCAGCTCTTGCTTGCTGACCACGCTGGCGTTCGGCTTCCATCGCCGCAGGTGTAGGTACTTCAAGGTCAGGCGCAGCGCGTAGATTTCTAGATGCGACTTGTTTTACGTTAGATGGCGCAGGCGCAGCAGCGGGTGCAACTGCTGGTAAAGTTTCTGCTGGCTGCATTCCGTATTTTGCCAATTCTTTTTTGGCTTCAGCAAGGCTTGCAGTAATGCGCTTGTGCGTCGGCGAGTCTGGCTTTGTGTCTGCCAGAGTATCTTCTAGTTGACCAATAACTTGTTTTAAATCTTCGATGCCTTCTTGCTGCGCAGATTTTGGTTTGCCGCCTTTTGCGCTTTGACCTGCTTCTTTACCGCCAGTCGGTTTAGCTGGCGTTTCTGTTGCGCTAATAGTTTTTTCAGCCGCAGGCTCTTTTTGCATTTCGGAACGCTTTTCCCAAGCGGATCGCATCAAACTTTTTGCGCCTGCTTGATCCGCATCACTATCGCGACCTTTCCAAGCAGATCGCATTAAAGTCTGCAAATCTGAATCTTGCTCAGCCATAGTCGCCATTATTATTTCCTCTGCGGATTAACCAATTTTCTAGTTTTTGTGTCGTAAATAAAGTTACCATTTATTAAATCTTGATAATCATTTGTGTTTTGTTCTAATTCATTAAATTTTTTATCATTGTTAATTCCATATGATTCATAAACTTTTGCGATGGATTTCATTTTTTCGGAATTACTCAAATTTGAATCATTTTGAATTTTTAAAATTTGCAAACTTGGATATTGATAAACTTTGTTTACTGCTCTTTCTAACAATGGAACAACAAATGAAGAAAATTGCGGGTACTTTTCAATGTATAAGTCAACCGCTTTACCTATATTTAATTGATGTTGTTGTTTATTGACAAATTCATTTACTATTTTTTGAAGCGCTTCTCTTGTCATGTTTTTGTCGCCAAATGCTTTTTCAGCCAATTCCAAATCTGCGGCAAGTTTTGTGTTTCCAGCTTGTCGAGCTTGCATCAACATATCGGCAAATTTTTTACCTACAACTTCTTGCGCTGTTGCAATTTCTTGAGCAGATTCAGATCTAATTCCAAATAATCTAGCAAGATCTTGTAAAGGTTTTGCGCCAATTCCTAAAAATGCCTTATCAAGATATTGTTGCAAATCTTTAGAACTATCAATAATGTTTTGCGACGGAACAACAGACGCTCTGTAATCTTCGGCTTTTTGTTGATAAGTTTTTATTTCAGATGCTGGAATGCTTTCAGGTGCGCGAACACCTAGACCTTCTGGATATCTTTCAGAAACTGTTCTTGTGTCGACTCCAGTTGTTTTAGGTGATACAGGCGCAAATTGTTTTTCAAGCGTTAATCTTTGTAAAACTGTATCGCCCAATTGATCTCGCGTAATGTTTGTTCTTATTGGCAAACCATTTTCATCATAAATTGTGTAAACAGGATTGCCAGCGGCATCAGTTGTTTCTTTAACTCGTTCCGTAATTGGTACGTTTTTAGGAATAAACACAACGGGTTCATTTTGTTTGCGTTGCGCACCATAGCCACGCTCAAACAAGACTGTGCCTTCTGCGGTATTTACAGATTGCAACTCGCCCTTGAACAACCCCATTTTTGTTGCTTCATCTAAATTTTCAGTATGCAACTGAATTAAACGTTTTCTTAGTTGACTTGGGTCTTGTTGAATTTGTTGCACAATTGGCGCAATAGATTGATCCAATTGTTCTTGAGGAATATTGAATCGTTTTGCAATAGGCGCACTTGCGTTTTTGACCAATTCTGTCAAACGCGCTTTTTGAATTTCCTGATCTTGTGGCGTTCCTTTGCCAGCAGATTCAGCGGCCTCAACAATCAAAGGATCATTAATTAATGCTGTGTTTGCGTTTGCAATCTCTTGATATTGGCGACGCGCCAAATCCATTTGCGTTGTTGTAGTTGTTGCTCTTTGTTGTTTTAGTAATTCAGGTATTAAGTCAGCGCGCGCACCATATTCTTGCGCACCCCGCGCAAAATTAATGACATCGGTCAAGCTCATGCCTTGAACGGGTTTAACTTGTGTGCCGATTGGCGTAAGCGATAAATCAGCCATTTTTTACCCCAATTGTTTTTGCAACAACATATACATCAACGGTGTAGTACCCATGCTGCCTAAAGCGCCAGCGTATGCGTTGGCAGCACCGATCTGACCAGCGCCTAGCGCCGAAGCGCCACCAATTGCAGCTTGACCAATATTTCCTGCAACGTTTTGCGCCAATTGAGTTGTTTGACCTTGTGCCACTTGCCCGATACCTGCGATGCCTGCCAGCGTGTTGTAAATATTTTGACGTTGTTGCAACGCTTGCGGCATAGCCGTGCCAAGCGTGTAGTCAATTGCAAACTTTTGGGCTGCACGATCAACGTTCGATCCACCGCCGCCAACATTCATCATTTGCCGCGCCGCGCCCGTGCCTTGCTCAATGGTTTCTTGAAATCCCGGCAAATTTAAAATTTCTTCGCGGGTAAGGGGCGTGGTCAATCCGGGCAACAATTCCCCGATTCGACTTAGCGCTCCATAGCCAGCTTCACGATAAGGCTTTTGTTGTTCGTTTTGAATGTCGAACATCTGTTTCTGGATGTCCGCTGCATATCGTGCGGCTTCAGATTGCATTTCGCCACCGCGCTCGGCGGCTCGCGCTTGCATTCCCCCACCGATTAAACTTGCACCGGCTGATAGCGCTAACGCTACTGGCAAAGTAAGTGGCATTTTATTAACTCCTTCGTAAACGCCTGCGTAACCAATTAAAATTTTGTAGCATCATAGTCCAGACAACATCAGAATGTACCCCCACCGATGCCGTTCAAAGCGGTCAGCAGGGTAAACGTGCCTGCCGCTGGCGTAATGTTGCCAATGACCGTGTTGTTAATCTCGCCGCCGTTAATAATCTGGTATTCCACCGTGCTGCTGACTACGTTCGGGTTTTGCAGCCATTGAATCCACTCACGCGATGGTCGGCCTGTGGCCGGTTCAATAAACGGGCTGGTCGGGAACCGAATATTGGTAAGCGCAACCATTAGTTATCGCCTGCCGATGCCTTCAGATTCGCCGACACAATTACAGCTTTTACCGGATCGGTAATTGCCACTTCAAAAATCCGATCCCGCGACCAGCCCAACCGCCGCCAAATCGCACGGTTGACGTAATTGCCCTCACGACCCATGCTGACCCAATGCTCGTTTGACCAAGTGCTGCCGCCATCATTTGACCAACGAAGCATCGCCTGTGGGTCTTGCCCCTGACCGTTGGTCAGGCCAACACCGGGCTGGAACTGAATCTGAAATTCTTCAAAATACTGCCGCTGCAAATCCGTGGTCAGGTGCGGCGCTCTGCGCAGCCTACGGATCGGGTTGCCAGCATCGGTGTAAGCGTCAAAGTCAAGGCTGTAAATCTTGCCGTTTTCGTAATCGCCGACTAAGTTCTTATTGGCGAAAGCGATGCAATTCTGCCCTCTGTGGCGCTTATAGACCGCATTTGGCGCATCCCACCACAGCCATTTGATCCATTGGCCGGTCGCTAGGTCATACGCCCATGTCAGATCAATTGACGGGAAATTAATAACGTAGAACTCATGGCCTTCGATCTGGAACGACCATGCCCTTGCGTCTTCGACCACCTGCCCAACCAGACTATTCTCGACTGCGTGGGTCGATAGGCGCTGGAACTCGTAGCCCTTCATCATGCCAATCGTCGCGGTTCCCAGCGTATCCCGCGCCAGAAACATGAACGTTTCGGCAAAGCGGACAATCGAAAACGGCGCACCGCAGCCATTCTGTGAGCTGGTGCCAG